TAAGCAAAAAGGGTATCTTAGTATATTCTAAACGAAGTTTGACCCAGTGTCTCAGGCTTCGCCAAGTTAAATTGTTGCAGACAAAGATAACCAAAAGCATCAAACGCATGATCCACACCTAAATTCTTATTAGGTAAACCAGTATTAGGTGCATAAGTTAATGTTCTAAGTGCTTTTATCAATTCTTTACAACGAGGATGTATAAGCGTCCTTCTATCACCATTAGCGTCAAACAGGGCAGTATTGACAGCAGTGATCTTATCTCTGATCTTCCAGGGGCTTCTGGGGCTCATAACAGTAAATCCACTACGTCTTAGTATCGTATGATCGGTCACACCAACTCCAGAAGTCTTTCTTGCACTTCCCGTAGGGTCTGGACAGGCAATAATTCTACGATCAACTCCATATCTTCTCGTAACTTCTTCTGCAAAGTCCCATGTAGTAGCACCTCCTGTAAGCATAATCTCATCAAAAACATAAAGCGTATCATTATGCTTCACCGCACAGATTCCTGCCATAGGGTCAACGTTAAAATCCAGCCCAATTAACAAAGGAAGCATATGTAAATCTGCTACTTCTTTATCAATATTGTCATCACCAAAACTTACAGCCACCAATCCAGTAAGATTTTCAAAACTAGCTTCAAATTCCTGCCTAAAAGTTCTCGCATCTAACTGTCCTCTAGCTGCTTCAACCTCTTCTTTTGCTACATTACCCCCCTCTATCGTAGTAAAACTCCATCTCTGCCAATCATCCCATTCCTGTTCACCACAAAAACACCACATATCATAAAACCAACTCGCAGTTCCATCAGGAGTAGAAATAAACAGTGCCCAACCCTGTTTATCCGCCAACGCAGGTCTAATAACCTCCGCCCATACATCTCTATCCATAAATGCTGCCTCGTCCAATACAACACCCGCCAAACTCCTACCTCTCAACGCCATAGCATTTTCTGTTCCCTTCAACTCAATACTCGATCCATTAATCAAATCCAGTCTCAAATCAGTCTCATTTTTACTCTGAACCCACGTTCTAGGAGTTAATCTCTTCAATTCCTTCCATGCAATATCCTTCGCCATACGATAAGTAGGAGCACAGTAAAAATAAACCTCCCCTGGACGATTAATAGCTCCTCTCAATAACTCAATACAACTTAAATAACTCTTTCCAAACCTCCTGCCAGCAACCAACACCCTAAATCTCTTCTCACTATTAAACACCTCCCCCTGTGCATACCTTAAACTGATCTCATTTAGACTCATTTATACCTTTTTTACATAATATTACTCATTTTCTTTCGCATTTTACACTTTTAAAGCTATCATCGAAATATTAATACCCTCATAAAACAAGTTCGTGGCTGAATCTTTTATTAACAACTTAAATTACGACCTCCCTGCTCCTCAACGTAAACCCCGTGTTCAGAAATATACAGGTGGTACTAATTCAAGGGCAGTCATAGAAGCTCGTTGTCAACGTTTATACTCTCGTCAATTAGAAGGTAAAACAACTCGTCAGCTAGTAATAGAACATTCTAAAAGAGAAGGTATTTGTGAAGCCACAGGTTGGACAGATTGGAATAAAGTTAAAGAATGGAATGATCAGGATTGGCTTAAAGAAAGAGAAAAAATGATTCCTCGCATTCAAGCCATGCGTATGAGACTTTTCAATAAAGCCATATCTAAAGGTCAGTATCAAACAGCAGCACAAATACTAGACTCTCTTGGCAAAGTTGTAGGTGAATCTGTAGAAACAGTGAATATTCAAGCTCCAGATCTAACAATCAAAGTAGAGCCAAAAATTTAATCAGAATATATTTAGGGTACCCGCATATGCACATAAGTTTGTAGCATTTGCAACACTACCCCATATGTAACATATGTACATAATTATTACAGTTATGTTAAGTAAATGATATAAGTTAATATAATCATATATAATAAAACTATGGGGAAAGTATATCATTTATTTTCTCTAACTTGAAAACTGCATATTAATTAAACTATGAGTTTAACCAAAGATCAAAAAGCTATTTTAAAAGCTATTGATAAAATCCCTTCATTTGTAATTAATGAAGGTGATATAGAATTTATAAGACTTTCACGTTTTGTAGATCCTAAGAATCCTGATCCTAATCATGCTACTAGAAAATTTCTAGTAATAAAAGTAGCTTGGGATTAATCTCAGAGTACTTTCTAAGCTGTTCTAATAGCTAGTAAATATGTCTAAAGGTATTTATTAGCTATTTCTTTAAACAGTCGCTCAAGGAGACAATCTAGCTAACTAAAACAAAATTATTAATTAAACAATGATTCTAGTCAATTTTATTTTAATAACTTCAATAATTATTTTTATTGCAGAGGTTAACGAAAGAGTTAGTAACTATTTAAAAAATAGAAAATACTAATTAAAAAAAATTATTCATTCTATTAATTAAACCCATGAAATTCTATTTAATTTTCATCATTGCTGTAACTTTCGTTTTAAGCAGTTGGGGTAATGATCATCCAATAAAAAACGGACAGTTACAAGAAAGGAACCAGACTATACAAACTTTAATAAATGATATATAATACATATCATAAACAAACTTTTATTTTATTAATTGAACTATGAACAACGAACTAGCAAGCCAGTTACAAGAGGCTAAAGAAGTTCTTCAAGCTATTGAAGAAATTCCTACAAGTAAATTTTTAACTTGTAAAGAATATAATACAATTCTTTTAAAACTTGTTAAAGACTCTTATGACTATAAACAAAACAAAGAAGAGTATGATGAAATTTTAACTAAAGTCTTTAATATGACTATTATTGAAGTTGAAAAGTTAGTTACGATACAAGAGATAGAAAGAGAACAACAAAGAAGAATAGAGGAAGTTAGTAAACCTTTAACAAGTAAACCATTTATAAATAACTCTTAATTGAGTTATTTATTTTTTTATAAACCAATTAAATTAATTAATTATGAAAAATCACTTAACAAGTATTACTAAAATTAAATATGAGAATAAAGAAAAAAATCAAATATATACAATAAAAAAATATAATACTATTAATGAAGCTTATATAGCTTTAGATAAACTTCTACATGATAGCGGGGGGTTAAGGATAAGTTTTCATGAAGCTAACAAAGCTAGATTAAATTTATTGAATAGAACTAAAGAATTTACAAATAAAGAAAATAATATTGAAGAAGTAGCAAAAATAAATTATAAATAAAAATATTTTTTTAAAGCTATCTAATTAAATTTTAGATAGTTTTAAAAAACTATTTTATATAAATAGTTTTAATTGTACTTTATTTTATTAATTAATTATGAATTCAACTTTAACACTTTTACCAGCTTATGGTAGAGACTATAAAAGTAAAAAAGCTTTTATAAATGATATTGAAGCTAACAAAGATTTTTTAATATGTAATACGAGCTCATATATTAATAAAGCTCAATTTAAAAATTTAAATATTAGTGAGTTTAGGATTAGATATAATAATTTAAAACAAGTCCAGGTTATTAATATTAAAAGGGATTTAAGAAAATGAATATAAAAACTAATAAAAAGATAATTCATTGTATACATGGATTAATGGCATTAAGTGCGGTTAATAATCCTACTGATTTAAAAATGGTTAAAGATGCATTATTTAGAGCGAAACAACAATTAAAAGATAATGAAATATTAATTGCATATTATGCATTTGAAGCTCAAAAGGAATATATGGATTTTTTAAAAGAAGAATATAAAAAAATAAATTGATACTTACTTTAAAAGGATTATTAATTTAATCCTTTTAATGAAAGTATTTATTACTTTCAATAGTGGCGTTGAACTTTGTGCAATTTAAAAGTACTAAGAGCATTCATATAAGTCCACTATTAAAAACTTATTTAAATTAATTAAAACATGAATAAAAACTCTAATGGTAGAGTTTTATATGAAGGTTTATCTCCAATAAATAACAAAAAATATGCGGTTATTGTTACTGGTTTGAATGCTCAAACTAGTAATAAAAAAACTGGCAATATGCATCAAACTTGGATATTAAACCAAGATATAAAACCCAATGAAGCATTTAAAAATAAAGAGTATGGCGAAACAGTTTGTGGTAACTGTCCACATAGTGGATGGAATCAAAACTCATGTTATGTAAAATGGTTTCATGCTCCCTTGAATGTTTGGAAGGCATACAAAAATAATAGATATGATTATTTTAATAATGATTATGAATTGTTTAGAAATAAATCTATTAGGTTTGGAAGTGCGGGAGATCCTGTACTAATACCGATTGATATTGTAAAAAATATTATAAAGGTAGCTAAAAATCACACTGGTTACACTCATATGTGGCGTAATAATTTTGCATTACCTTATAAAGGTTTATTCCAGGCAAGTGTTGACAGTTTTCAAGAATATTTACAGGCAAGTTCTTTAGGGTTTAATTGTTTTTTGGTTAAACATGAGAGTGTAAATGATCCTAAAGGGTTTATTCATTGCCCAGCTAGTGTAGAATCAAGTCAAAAAACATCATGTAATATATGTTCTCTGTGTGATGGTAATACCGGTAATGTTGTAATAAATGCTCATGGTAACACTAAGAATAATGTATTAGCCAAGGTATAAATAAAAAAAATATTATATATATTTATTATTTATTTATTATTTAATTTTTAAGAAATATAAAAATAAAAATTTAAATAATATATCAAAGTCAATATTTTCATTGATGAATGAATGATTGTTATTGTTCATGAATGAATGAAACTGTCTTGAATCATGAATGTCGTGGTCATGAATGAATCTCTTGATATCTGACATGAATGGTATACATAAATATATGTTTATGATATCATACATACATAGTTTATCTAATTAATTAATCATGAATGAAAACAATTTACGTTTAACTGACGTACAGACAAAAGCTATTAAATGCTTAGCTAAAGCAGATGCGAGACCAGTAGATCAGATGTTGCATTTAGTGATGAATGAAGGCTTTAACTGGATATTTAATGAATTTTCAGAAAATTTCCAACCTTTACAAGGATGGCCTGATGAGTGGAGAGAAATAAATAAGCAGCTACAGGAAGAATATAAAAAAGCTTTAGAGGTTGAATAATGGTTAAAGAAAATCCTAATAAGGAATCATGCAAGGAAAGAATGAAAGAACTTATTAGAGTTAGAAAACTCAATAGAAATCAAGTAGTTAAAAGATGCATGAGAGAGTTTGATGGTGTACATAAATCAACTTATTATGGTTGGTATGATGAGGTTATCAATGAACCTGATATAGTCTCCTGGGAAGAGGATAGAAAGGCAGAATTTATCAGTGAATATCAAATTAAAATTGATTTAATGGAAAGAATGTTTAATAGAAATATGGAACAATACGATAAGTATTGTGATGAATATGAAAATAAAGAAGATGAAGAAACTTTAGAGAAGATAGAAAAGTATGAAGATAGACTTAAATATTTTATTAAAAAATAACATACACGAAAATTCGCTAACGAAAACATTATGGATTCATTTTTAAGAGATCATCAACCAGGAATAGATCATATGCATGAAGAAAATGCAATAAATGATCTACGCAATGCAGGTATATATCCTGAGATAGAAGAACCAGAAATAGATGAGGATTATGAAGATTATGAGTGATATAAATAACGAATTGATACTTGAATCAATCTATGAACAGGTATTAGAAGAATATCCTAAATTATCAGAAGATGAAAAGATAAAAATAGCTGAAAAAAGATTTAATGATTTATTGATTTAACCAAGTTCCTGAAAATAATTATCAACAGCAAGTCTGATGTGATATGCCATAGGTATACCATCTTCACTTGCTTTTTTTAATTTTGAATATTGCTCTGGACGAAATTGACACATGTAACGTACATATTCCTGCTTTGGTCTTGGCATAGGTTTTAAAAAGATATGTTGTATATATAACATAATATAAAAAGGCTATCAAGTAAAAACTTA